TGGCCATGATCGCGCGGTCGATCAAGATGCCGCTGTACGAGGACGGCGCCATCGCCAGCGAAGTGCACCCGTTCGTGCTGTACGACCTGATGCAGGACCAGACCAACGGCGGCCTGCGCACCATGTCGCAGTACAGCCATCCCGAGATCCTGTTCAACGGCGAGATCGCGTACTGGGGCGGCAACCGCCTGATCGTGAGCGCGAACTCCAAGGGCTTCTGGGGTGCGGGCGCGGCGCCAACGTCAGCGGTCGCCACCACGACGACCGCCGCCATCAACCCTGGCGACACCACGATCACCGTTGCGGCGGCGACCAACATCGCCATCGGCCAGTGGCTGGCCATCGTGGACGCCACCGAGCCTGGCAACGTGTGGACCGACACTAACGAGTTGTTCCGCGTCACGGGCATCGCGGGCACGACCATCACGGGCTTCGTGCTCGATCCGGGTCCAGGCGACGCGGGCGGCTTCCGCTGGCCCCACGCTTCGGGCGTGGCGGTCAACAACAACAACTCGGTCTACCCGTGCCCGATGTTTGGTCCCAACTCGGTGACCAAGGCTGCCTCAAGCTGGACCGGCCCGTACGGAGAAACGGTGGTGACAGGCCCGTTTGACCGCCTGGGCCGGTTCCTGACCTTTGGCTGGTACCTGATCAGCGGCTACGCCAGGACCCGCAACGCCTGGTTGTTCCGAGGCGAGGTGGGCTCCAGCCAGTCGTGACCGCTATTCACCTCCACGACGACGAGCGGCCACTCGACTACAACCCCGCCAAGACGGGCGAGTTCTACGACACGTGCCCGCACGACGGGTGCCTGGAAGTCGAGGCCAGCTATCGCAACGAGGGCAACGGGGGTTACGGTCAAGAAACCCGGGGCGGGCGCGAGACGGCACACGAGTGGTCGATCTTCTCCGCCGACCGCCGCGCAGGCGGCTGTGGGGGCGTGTGGACACGCACGGCTCCCACAGGCGCCGAGCGTGACCGCGCCCTGGGCCGGGAGTCAAAGGGATTGACCCAGGACGCGGCCACGGGACGAACGTACTCCTTCCCCAGCCAGGCGTATAGCGAACAGTTCGAGAGGATCTTCGGCCACGCATAAGCAGACCGCCGAGGGCGCCGTCGTGACCCTGGATGAGCACGTGGACCACACCCGCTGGCCGTGCGTACCGCACCGTCAGGACGTGTCCTGCGATGACGCCGTGCGCGCCTGGCGGGACCCGCGCGACTTCCGTACGCTGAGGCCCCAGGAGTGGAGACGTGATCAGCCAAAAGCCTCTCGCTAGCGCGATGATGGTGCCCACGCGCCAGGTGACAATCCCCACTGGCGCGGGCCGCTCCGTGCGGTTCGCGCAGGGCATCGCGACGATCAACGACACCAACGACCTGCCCGTCCTGCTGGGGCGCGAGGACGTCAAGGTCATGTTCACCGACTACGCGGCGTCGTGGCTCAGCGACATTCTGGCCGCCACGCCAACCGTGCGGGCCGACGTCCATTGGCCCGCTGGGTACGCCCCGCCTGCGGCGCCTGAAGAAACTCCGAACCAGCCCGTGCAGGAGCAGGAGCCGCAGGCGGATCCCCCGGAAAACGCGCTCGACCAGGCGCTCAAGGGTAGGAAGAAGGCGTGGCAAAGACCGCCATCCAACTGATTCGCGAGATTGGCGCCCGCCAGGGGGAGGTCGTGGTGTGCACGCCCATGTCGGGCGGCAACAATACGCTATTCTGCCCCGACCTGCTGCAGTACTTCCCGCAGCAGATCACGCAGTTCAACGGCTGGGTGTACGGCGCCACCCCCGCGAACGCGCAGAACCGAGGTGTGGAGCGACGCGGTCAGAGTTGGACGACCGACGGCACGCTCACGCTGTACGCGCCAGGCTTCCCCGCGCCGATCACGGGCGGCGAGTACGAGATCCACATGCGCTACCCGCGTGCACGGATCGTCGAAGCCCTGAACGCGGCCATCGGCCAGCTTGGCCTGCACTGGTACCGCGAGTGGCAGGACGAGTCCATCACCACCACGTGGAACCGCTGGATCTACCCGCTGCCGTCAGGCCAGAACTGGGCCAACGTGCACCGTGTGGAGATCCAGATCAACCTGTCCGAGACGCAGATCGGCTACCCGTACGCCGATGCGGAGTACCTGAACTGGCGCCCGCGCCACCAGACTGACATCAACGGTGTGGAGACGTGGTCCATCGAGTTCGGGCTGCTGCCGCCGCCGGACCGCAAGCTGCGCATCTTCGGCGAGCAGTACTTCACCGACGTGCTCAGCGACACGGACGTCCTGGGGCTGGGCGGCAAGTGGGAGCGCGCCGCGCTCGACTGGCTGTACGACTACGCCGAGTTCAGGCTGCAGTGGTGGCTGACCAATCGCCAGCCGACCGCCGAGGCGGACAAGCTGCGCCAGCAGGCTATGGACCGTCTGGAGGCGCAGAAGAACGAATTGCTGCAGAACGCTCCATCGCACAAGCCCGGGCGCATCGTGACGCCTGGCCACGGCGACGCGATGGCGTTCCCCAGCCCTGAAGACTGGCGCTATCTCGGGGCGTTCAAGAGCAGCAGCTTCATTCGAGGCGGGTAGTGACGGAGTCCACGATCAAGCTGGTCGTGCAAGCCGTCATCGCCGTGGTGCTCATCATCGCCATGACGTGGATTGTGATCAGCCCTACCACTGACGAGGTCGGCAAGGCGGCGCTGGTGGTCGTGGCGTCCGCTATCGGGTTTCTGTTCGGGAAGAACACCCAGTGACGATGCTCAACGGCAACACGTCGGCCATCCCCTGGCAGGACGTCCAGCCGGGGCAGGTCGAGGAGGTCGTCCTGGGTGGGCTGCCGATGCAGCTTGTGCCTGGCAAGTACGTCATCCAGGAGGCGGACCGCTTCGGCGAGAAGGTCTCCCAGGGCGACCTCAAGTACGCCGACTTCAACCCGTACGAGTCGAGCCAGTCGGCATCCACGCTGATCTCGGGCGCCGGGCTGCGGCGCTACACCGACGTCCAGGATCCCGCCACGGTCACCTCGTACTACAAGGAGACCTCGAACGTCTCGTGCGTGGCCATGCCCGCTACGCTCAGCCCTGAGACGCTGCAGCAGGCGGTGCCCAGCATGTCGGGCACGATGGTCTGGATGGGCGAACTGGTAACCGCCGACGGCGTGCGCCACCTGGTCGGGGTGGGCGAGAACGGCATCTGGGAGCGAGCTACCAGCGGGGCGTGGACGCTGCGCCTGAGCCTGCCCAACGCGCCGCTGCAGAACGCGGTGAGCGTGTTCAAGAACACGCTGATCATCGGCTACGGCAGCTTCCACACGGGGCAGTCCACCAACAACCTGACCAGCCTGGCGGACGTGACAGGCAACTCGACAGCCGCCTCAGGCCCCGATGTGGGGCCGATCTTCATCTACGCGGCGGCTAGCGACCACGCCACCTCGTACGTCGCGGGCTCCAACAGCGGCGACCCGACCATTGTCCTGGCCAGCCTGAACGCCAGCGCGAACTACCAGACGCCGACCCAGACAGGCACGGGCACCATTCGCTCGCTGGCGCCTGGCGGTGGCATCGCGCTGCTGTACGTGGGCAAGGACACCGAACTGGGCGAGATTGACACGCAGGGCATCTACCGCTCGCTGGTGCCGTTCGACGGCACGTACTCGGGCAACTGTCAGCCGCTCAAGTGGTATCTTTCCTCGGGGGCGGACGCGCAGCGCGGACCGACGGTGCTCGTCTTCCCACGCGGCCACGGGCTGTGGCTGTACGCCCCCAGCACGATCACGGCGGGCGACAGCTACAACATCAGCCCGTGGTCGCAGCCCTGGCTGAACCCGCCCAACGCGCGCGGGGCAGTCACCGCCGTTCAGGGCTCCTCGCGCTGGCTGTACTTCGCGGTGACGCGTGCCAGCGACGGCCACACCTGGATCTATCGCCGCGACGCGGCGACGGGCGCGTCCCACACCTGGCTCGACCTGGGGGTCGGCAAGTGCCTGTCGCTGGCGATCACCACGCTGGTGCCGTCCACGCCAGGCAACCCGGTGCTGTTGATCGGCTACGGCAACAGCGTGCTGACGGTGCAGTTGCCGCTCGATGGCGACAACGAGCAGGACGACACCAACATCACCCACGCGCGGGTGGGCTACCTGGACCTGCCCGAAACCGAGCTTGGCTTTCCCGACGAGGACAAGATCCCGATCTCGGTGCGCCTCTCGGGATCAAAGCTGGCGCCCAACACGCGCTACTTCGACGTGGACTACATGATCGACGACGACGGCACGTGGCACAACCTGGGCATCGTCTCGGGGCCGCTGCCGACCAGCGAGCTAATGTTCCCCAACGACCTGGCGTTCCGCCGCCTGGCGGTGCGCGTGTGGTTTCACAGCGTGGACGGTGTGGAGAGCCCCGAGTTGTTCGGCGTCTCGATCCGCATGTCGCTGAACCCGAAGCTGTACCGCCTGTTCGTGATCCAGTGCACCGTGCCCACGGCGAGCTTCAGCACGCTGGCGGACAACCTGCAGAACCCGTATCTGCTGATGCAGCAGTTGTGGACCTCGCGGCGAAAGGGCTTCCCCGTCACGTACAGCGACCCGTGGAACGACCAGTTCCAGGTGCGCATCCTGAAGATGCAGCAGACCCAGATGCTGCGCCAGCCCAGCATGGTGCCGGAGACCACGCTGGACTTCACCCTGCTGGAAGTGGTCAAGGGGCGCACGACGCTCGACTTCCTGTACGACACTGTGGCTCCGGACGGGCCGCTGAGCGCGGACCTGTACGGGTACGATATGCCGTTGTCGATCTACGACACCGTGGAGACCTGATGGCCCTCAACGCTGCGAACTTCATCGTCAAAGGTCCTATCCGGTCGGCGGACATGAAGCAGTTCGTGGACCTCTTCACGGGCGTGATGACCGACCAGCCCGTGACGTTCAAGAACGCGCTCTCGCTGGGCGGCAATCAGGGCAACACCACCGCGCCGCTGAGCCTGTACGGCGCCGTCGGCCAGACCAGCAACCTGCTCAACCTCTATCCCGACCCCAGCAGCCTGCAGCCGACATTCGGCTTCGCCGCGTACGGCCGCTTCTCCTGGGGTCCAGGCGGCGCGGGGGTGCAGGACACGTTCCTGTCGCGCATCGCCACTCAGAACGGCCATGCCACCGACACGGCGGGCCTGCTTATCGACCCGCACCTGGAGGTGACGGGTGCCGTCCAGGCGTCGGCGTACAACTTCAACAACGGCACCACCATCGACACCGACGGCGCGCTCTCGGTGCGCATCAACCAGGACCTGACCGTCAATCGCCGCATCAACCTGCCGTACTCAGGCGGCTCGGGGACGCAGCCGTCGATCCAGATGGCGAACAACGCGTTCATCAGTGCTCGGGATAGTGCGAACAGCATCATTCCTGTCTTTTCGGCAACGACCGACAACTGGAACTCATTCCACCTGGGTACGAATGGGCTGGCGTTCACCAACACGGCCAACACCACCCGTGTGGCGACGATCAGCCCCAACGGTACGGGCAACTTCTTCTATCTGACGGTCAGCGACGGCAGCAACGGGGTGATCCAGGCGCGCAACGGCAACCTGTACCTGCGCCCTGCGGCCAGCAACACCTGGTGCATCCTGGACACGGGCCAGGGGCTGCTGGTGTCCGTCGGCTCGATTCAGGTGCAGAACGGGTATGTCTCGGCGGGCGCGCCGATCAGCGGCGCGGTGGGCGACCTGACCGCCCACCGCGCTGACGGCACGGGCTACCTGTACCTGGGCAACGCCACCCACTACCTCGGCTTCGACGGCAGCCTGTACCAGTTGCCCACCTCGGGGCTGAACGTGGGTGGGACCGTCAACTCGTCTAATGCGTTCACTGTCGCGAGCGCGGCCAACAGTATGGGCGCGCCGATTGCACTGCCGCAGACCCTGGGCCCGAAGCTCAACCTGTACGACGCGGGCGGCAGCTACTACGGCATCGGCGTCAGCAGCGGTGAGATGTACTTCTCAGTGCCCTCCACTGCCACCTTTGCTTTCCGGCAGAACAACGGCGCTGGCACGGCGTTCGTGCAGATCCTGACAAGCGGCGTGTTGCAAGCGAACAATGAAATCCATATCACGAACCCGTACCAACTCGTTTTCACGCCCGCCAACGAGTTCATTGGGCCAGGTGAGTCGGTAGGACACCCCTCGACGGTGGTCATGGGCACGCACGCGTACGTCAACTTCGATCTCGGCGTCGGCCACACAGTCACCTGTCAGAACGTAGTGCAGACGTCGGACCCCGGCGCCAAGGCGAACATGACCGTGATGGCCGACGGCGACTGCATGCTGCGCATTCGCGAGCCAGGCGTGCAGGTGTACAGCTACCAGCTAGCGCCGCCCACGCCCGCGCCGGATCCACCGCCACCCATCACCCCAACCCCCACCGACATCGGCTTCGACGCCACGCAGGTGTACGCGCATTCGCCCGAGTTCGCGGCGATCAACGACCAGGGCGCGGCGGTCGGCGTCAACTACGCGAACATGGCGGCGCTGCTGTGGGGCGCGTTACGCGATCTTGACAAACGCTGCGTCGCCTACGGTATCTAGGAGTCCCATGAGACGTATTGCACTGCTCTCCCTGCCTGACCCCCGCTTCCCGCTGGGTGACCCCAACTACGAGGTCAACCGGGTGGACTACCGCGATGTTATCGAACAGGCCGTGCGCATTCCGTTCGACCGTCAGACCGGCGCCACCATCGACGAGATGCGCAAGGGCATTCGCGTGCTGGACGCGCTCGACGCGCGCATCGGCGACGTCATTCAGCTTGAAGACGCCGATTGGGAGTACCTGAAGCAGAAGGTCGAGCGGATGCCGTGGGCGGTGGTGGACCGGCGCTTCATCCAGTTCTACGACGACGTGATGCAAGCGACGGAGTCGCCGCGTGATCCCACACGCGCGGACGGGGTCGCCGTAGCGTGATGCATGCGGGGCAACTTGCAGCTTCAGGCCGTCGTTCACACCGGGGCAGGCGGATTGGTGGGGGCAGCGATAGGTGCACTCGCCCTCGCGCTCGGCACCGTGGCGCCTGTTGAGACGTCCTCAGTACAGGTCAGTCCAACTGCAACCGCGACGCTCGCAGTAGACCTCCCCGTCACGCCCGAACCGAACGAGGTGCCCGACCAGGGGCCACAGCCAGTAGCTCAGCCAGAAGTAGCGACTCCCCAGATAGCAACGCCAGTTCAAGCGACCCCCACCTTCGTTGCGCCGCCGCGCGTACCGACGAGCGTACCAGGCGTGCCGCCGACGCTCTCACCACCCACCCCGCTGGCCACACTGGCCCCCTCTCCAACGAACAGTCCCGTGCCGCCTGTGCTGGTGCCGACGAGTACGCCAACACGTGTGCCCGCGCCTGCACCCACGCCTGCGCCGACAGCCGTGCCCGCAGAGGACATGTCCGCCCCAGAGGACGTGCTGTCCGCTCCAGCCGAGCAGCCCCAGGCGCCCCCTGCACCCGCTGTGGAAGCCACTGCAACGGCCACCGAGACGCCGCAGCCTGCGCGTGCGCCCGTGCAGAGTGCGCCTGAACCGCCCACGCCGACCGCCACATCGACCGACGTGCCGACCGCTCCACCGACGGCCACGCGTACGTCATCGGGTGGCGGCGGAGGGGGGGCGCCTCCACCCCCCACTCCGACCGCCACCGCACAACCGCCGACGCCGCTGCCACCTGTGCCGACAGCCGTGTCAACATCCGTGCCGACAGCCACGCCGACAGCCATGCCGACAGCCACTGCACGACCCGCGCCACCGCAGCCCACACAGGTCCCCACGGCGCCCCCTGCACCCACGCGTGCGCCTGCCCCTACCGCGCAGCCGACACAGCCGCCGCAGCCCACCCCGACGCCCAAGAAAAATAACGGCAACAAGCCCGACGTTCCACCTGGCCAGGCCAAGAAGACCCCGACTGTTGGGCCGTGAATCTCGACGCGCTGGTCCTGCTGACCACGGTCATCGGCGCACTGGCCGGCGCGTGCAGCTTTCTGTTCCGTCAGTTGATCGTCACCAAGAACCGGCGCATCAACGAACTGCTGGACGAGCGCGACTACTGGCGCGATATTGTGGCCAAGGATCGCAACCTGCCCAGCTTCGAGGACTGGTACGCGGAGCAGCATCGCCTGCCGCCTGCTGGACGAGAGGCGTACGTGCGCCAGGAGCGCGAGAGCTAGACGGGTGTGGGGTCGGAGCACGACCACCTTCCCCACACGGCCCCCCAATGGCTGGGCCTGCCCGCTCTCCCGCTGGAAGTGTCCCAGCGGAAGTCCTACTGCGCCGCCCGCCGCGTCCTGCGCGGCTTGGCCTCGGCGGGGTCGCTCTGCAACTCGGCCAGCAGCGCGAGTACCGCCTGGGTGAGCGCCTCGATGGTCGGTTTCAACTCGGCCAGCGCGTCGGTGACCATCAGCGCGCGCGCCTCGTCGCCCGACAGCCCTGCAAACGGACCCTTGTCCAGGTAGCTGGCCTCCTGCGCCTCGGCCTCCTGGTCGAGCGTGGCCGTGCCGTTGGCCAGGTCGAACGCGTTCTGGTCGGCGGTTGCCTGCGCCTGAATGGACGTGTCCAGGTCGATGTCGTCCAGGGGGGTGGGCTCGGGCTCGAACACGGTGCCGTTGGTGGGCTCGGGCTCGGCTGCGGGACCTGGATCCGTAACGGGCGCGTCGCTCAGCGCCGCCTCCAACTCGGCCAGCAAACTGGGATCAAATGCCATCGGTAACCTCTCAATCAAGTGTGCGAGAATCCACAGCGCCTCACCAGGTGTGTGGACGACGCAGACGGGGACGTGATGTTCGCGCAACAGTCGGTGTCGTTCGCGCTGCAGGGGTGTCGGGGTGGACCGACGCCCCTGCTTCACCTCTAAACCAACCAGCAGCGGCCACTGCAGGAACAACAGATCAGGCCAGCCGCCGCCCGTCCAGAAGTTGGCTGGCCAGCCCAGCACGAGCGCGCCAGGGAACGCGGTGCGCAGGGCGCCGCGTATCCGCTGCCGCAGGTCGCGCTCGGGCATCTCAGGCGACGTCAGGCTGCTCGAACATCGCCGACACCTGATCGGCCAGTGTGGCGGCAGCAGGCGCGCCGCCGTTGCTGGGAGCGGGCTGCGGGCCGATGCCGCCGACCAGCGGCGTGCCCTTCTGCTGGTCCCAGTTGGCAGCCGACTGCACCTCGATGATCGACGAGAAGCTGCGCCCCTGGGGGCTCATCTCGTCGCCGATGGTCAGCACGACCCGCTTGCCGCGCATCTTGCTGTCGATGAACTTCGCGATCTGGGCGTGCTTCTCCCAGGTGCTGACCTTCTTGAAGCGCTCGTCGGCGTAGAGCGCACGGGCGACGTCGCCGATGCCAGCGGCGCCCATCATGCCCGCCATGCCGAACTGCGAGCCCGCCTTGCCGCCCATGGAGGCGTAGCGGCCGATCTCGCGACCGACGCCCGCACCTGGCGCGCTGGTGGGCGCCTCCAGGATCTTGAACGACACGTTGAAGCCAGGCGTCTTGTCGTAGTCCTTGGCGGTCGGGCTGACGCTGGCGACCTCGGCCAGGTAGTAGCCCTGCGGTACGTGTGGCCGACCAGGCTCGGTGCGGGTGAACGAGTCATCCAACTCGTAGGGGACGAACGGCAATTGAGTGCTCCTCTCAGGTTTGCGCAGAATCGCGCAGAATCGGCGTGGCGTCGGGCGCCACCCACTTGATGGCCCGCATCGCCATGTCCAGTGACGGCGCGTTCCAATGGATTTGAACGGTAAGCTCAACTGTACCAGAATGATACACCATAGTCAAGTCTACGTTTGTTTGACCAGGCCATTCCGGTGAATCAGGGGCTCGGTCAGCTTCCGCCATGTGGGATCTCGCACCACACGGCCCAGCACGTCTGTCGGGCCCTTGGCCAGGTAGCGTCCGTGCTGGCCGATGAACAGCTTGCGCACTTCGCGGGCGTTCTCGGGGATGTGGGTGGACTTGTCCTCTTCCAGGTCGATGCTGGGCGGTGCGTCGTCGTCGGTCGGCTCTCCTTTCTCGATCTCCACGTACAGCCTCCCCAGGATCTCCACGCTGTCGCGAATCCCCATCAGGGCGTACGGCGTGAGCCGGGGACCTGTCTGGACCTCGCCCTCCTCGCCATAGCGCGTCTCGCGGTCGTTTTCCTGCATCAGGTACAGCGCGTGGACGGGCAGCAGGTTGAAGTTGCGCTGCCATTCGGAGCACAGGCTGCCGATCTGGCCCCAACCCTGCCAGCCCTGCGGCGTCTTGGGGATGCGCTCGATGTACGCGCGCAGCTTGGCGGGGTCAGACGGCTCGTAGCCGCACACGTGGCCCAGCGCCAGGTCCTGGATGCGCGACCAGGTATCCCACACGATGGCCTGGATGCCCGATTTGGGGTTGGCCACCACGTCGTACACGTCCATCACGTCCGTCCATTTGCGGATCTTGGCCACACGGATGTTGGGTCTGGACATGTACGGTCGCACGGCCTCGTCGTCCACGCTGATCACCAGCGTGTTGCAGTCAATCGTGCTGGCGAGCGTGGATTTGCCCACCCCGTTGCGCCCGTAGATGCCTATTCTGACGTGATCAAGCGCCAGGACGTCTTTCGGCTGCAGAATCGTCAGCGGCAATCGGAGCCTCCTTTCGTAGCCACACCTCGACTAGCCTGGCGTCGTGTCGGCGGGTGTGGTCCATTGCCGCGCGCAGGTACTGGGCGGTGAGCGCCATCAGTTCGGTCATGTGGTCGGGATCGGTGCTCTCGACCACCAGTTCGATGACCCATCTCACGCGGATCTGCCTTGATCCCACATATCCTGGGTCGCCTCGGTGAAGTATTCGCGGCGCATCATCTCGTTGCGGTGGCCCGTCTGGTACTCGTTGGCGCACAGCCGCATGTACGGACAAAAGAGCGGGCAGGTGAGCGGATCCCAGGCGCGCGGAAAGTGGCCCCGACGGTGTGCCGCCAGGATGTTGCGAGACACGTCCGCCACGTCGCGCATGTTCTCCACCAGGTGGTCGTTGTCCCTGAGTGTGGGGTAGCGCTGGAACCACGCCGCGTCGTTGACCACACGCCCGTACAGCCAGCGCACGTAGTGCTCGGGCGACTCCCAATCCACACCAGGCTTCCAGTTCGCCTTGATCGTGACCAGCGCCTCCGCCAGGCGCAGCGCGGTGGTCTGCTTCTCGTCGTCGCCCTTCCACAGCCGCCCGTCGTTCTTGACGCGCAGCGTGGGCGGCGTTTTGGTGCACACGTAGTCGAACACGACGCCCTGTACGGGCTGCCGCGAACGCAGCAGCACCATTTGCAGCATCGTCTGCGGATCCACGCAGCGCCAGTCGGAATCGGGGATCTCCGCCAGCGTTTTGCGCTCCCAGATCCACAGTCGGCCTTGCTGGTCGCGTTTGAGCACGTCGATGGTCGCGGTCAGCCTGACGCCAGGCGTGGGCTCCAGTTCGACGGGCACTTCGGTGTCTTCGAGGAACCACTGGTTCTCCTGCCAGCGCTCGTTCCAGAAGGCGAGGTACTGGCGGGTGATGTCGGACACTTCGGCCGCTAGCGCGTCCAGCTTGGCGATGTCCATGCCTGGCTGCTGCGCCGCCCAGGCGTACATGCGGTCCAGTTCCTTGTCCCACGCTTCGCCACGGTCGATCAGTTCGAGCGTGCGGTGCAGCCAGATGCCGCGCCGGAGAGCGGGTTTCTGGTCGCGCGGGATCGGTACGAGATTGTCGAGCCAGCGATACTCATACCGCTTCAGGCAGTTTGCCGCGTCGCGGAAGGCGCTGCTCGACAGGGAGATGTCGGGCACTATTCACCTCGTTTACGTCTACAAAAATTACAAGCCGAACTGTAGCAAACCCCACAAATGGCCGTCAAGCCCCAGAAAAATTTTTTCGCGAAAATCGGGCCTAAGTGGTTGCGGTGGCTTGACTACAGGCCGCGCATAGAACCATCTTCGGTAGCGGACAGCGCTTGGGCTTTTTGTGCGAGATGCACAGCGCGCGACGGTACGCGACCTTGCCGCACCTGCTGCAGCGCAGGTCGGTGTGGGTGTGCCAGCCGCCCTTCACGCCGCGATCTGGATCTCTTTACCCAGCCCCCACGGCCCTGCGGTGATCTCAACTTCGATCAATCCTTCGGGCAGACGCAGCCCCAGCCCTGCCAGGCGCGCGAGCGCATCCACGGTCATCACGCGCGCAATCACCTGCGCCTGGGAGTCTACCTGGTCCTCGGGCGCCTCGATCAGCAGTGCGTCGTGGACGTTGCCGACAATGCGCGCACCCAGGTCGTCGAGCAGCACCATCGCCGTCTGGGTGATGTCTGACGCCAGCGACTGGGGCGGCATGTTGATACCGGAACGGATTTCGTCCTGATTGCCTGCCATGGCACCCGGTAGACGCCGCAGCCTGCCAATCGGGGAACGCGCCAGACCGGAATTGCGCAGCTTGATGGCCTCGAAGCGGTGCCACACGGGGAACTCTGGAAACACACGCTGGAACAGCGTGTGCAGGCGGCGCGCTTCGTTGTCCGACCAGTCGATCTGGGCCGATTTCCAGGCGTAGTCCTTCAGCCCCTGCCAGGAGATCTGGTAAAGCTGTGCCAGCACGGGCACCTTGCCCATGATCTGGCGGTCGTCCTTGGTGATCAGTTCGGGCCGCTTCTTCAGCGCCAGCGCGGCAAACAGGCGGTAGATGTCCAGGTGCTCGTGGAACGCCCACAGCATGCTGCTGCGCGGCACGCTGTCCCAGGACTGCGGCAGGCCGACGGCCATCCAGGCGCACAGGCGCGCCTCGATCTGGCGGTAGTCCGCGCTCAGCAGCACGCGACCTTCGGGTGCGCTGAAGATCGGCCGCACGCTGGTGTCCCTGGGGGTGGTGTGGAGGAACGACGCCAGGCGTCCCGTCTCCACGCTGGTGGTGCGGAACTCGGGGTGGAAGCGGTGGTCGAAGCTGTACTTGGTGGCGCGATCCAGCGGTCGAAAGTAGGTCGAGATTTTCTTGCGGGGACGCCTGCAGTCCAGGATCAGACGCGCCTCGGGGTAGAGTTGCGCGAGTCTGTTTACAACCTGTTCGGCTGTCGAAGGGTGTTTTTTACCGTTCTGCAGTACGGGTAAGCCTAGAGTCTGGTACAACCAGTGTGCTACTTGCGGATGGCTGGCAGGGTTAGCGATGGGGACCGCGCGGTCGGCGGCGTCTCGCTCCTGCCACGCCTGCCGTAACAGCACCGCTGCGGTCCGGCGGTCGAGGTGGATGCCCCGAGCCAGCATGCGCTCCAGGGCGCGGAGCTTCGGCATCTCCACGACGCGGGCGTACGCTGCGAGCCAGGGGTCCTCCGCGAGGAGGACCTCTTCGCGTTCCCAGAGCAGGTAACACGCGGCGGCGTCGTAGCCGTTGTACGGGTACAGGTCGTCCAGGCGGTGATACTTGCGCGCGTCGATGTCCCAGTCGGGCCAGCCCAGGTGCGCGCGGCCCGCCCACTTGAGCGACTTGGACGCGTTCTCGTCCAGCAACTGCAGGCCGATCATGGTGTCCCACGTGGGCTTCGGCAGGTAGCCCGTCAGGCGGTACCACACCAGGTCGTCGTACACGCCGTTGTGCACCAGGCGGGCGGACGGGTGGCCGTTGGACATGTACGGGCGCAGCATGCCCAGCCACTTGCCCACGTGGCGCCGCCAGGACCTGTCCGTCTCGGGGTGCATGATCGGCACCACCACAGCCTCCTGGCCCGTGAACGAGAACGCGATGGACCACGGGCGGAAGTTCACGTGCCACCACGGCTGGGTGTTGGCCTCGAAGTCGTACGCGACCATCGGCTCCGTCTCCAGCAGCCGCGTGATGCCGTACAGCGTCGAGTCGTAGCTGACCAGGTCCACCCTGACGGGTGGTGTGGACGGCGGCGGCTGCAGTTCGCCGCGAATCAGGCGCCCG